GTATTTACAATTTATAAAAGAAAATAATTTTAAATTTAATACGTAGTTAAAATTATTTAATTTAAATGAATTTATTTGATTTATTTAAATTGTTTAAGCAGAAAACGAAATAGTACCACCAACTGTGCTCTGAATCTGTGTTCCACAGCAGGTTACGTTTATGTTAGACATACCTGTTGTAGTATTACCTGTATAAGGAGAAAGCGTAAAGCCATCTGCGTAAGTAATTACTAACTTTTTGTTATTTAGTCTCGAAAATGGGACACCGGCTGTGCTAAAAGCAGAACCGGCTAACTTTAATATGTAAATATTTTTAGACGCAACGCTTGTCAATTTGAAAAGTTCTAATTTATTAGTTGTAAGACAAGATCCTGGAACACTCCCTGTTCTATCATTTCCTAATATTAATTCAGCTGACTTTAACCAACCTGCTGCAACTCCTAAATGATTGACCGCGGGTGGTCCCGAACCAATAGCCGTCCAAGTTGTACCGCTGGTGCCTCCTCCCGAGGATCGGTCCGCCGCAGTTCCGCTAGAATTAAATATGCTATTATCTAAAGTTAATAATATATGAGATACATTTATATCAATAGAGCTTAAATCGATTGTAACAGGGACCGATGATGAAGTTATACTAGACAAACTGTATGCAATAGACTGAGAAGTATTAACTGGTCTATTTATTATATTCTTTGCTATAAAATTCTTTTCTGTAGAAGTCATAGAATGACTAAAAACGCACACCCCAGTTGATACACTAGCTGGAAGTGTAGTAGCTAGTCCTATAGCTCCACTAGAGCCAAGACTATTGTAATAAACTTTCATTGTTAAGTGGTTCGTTACAGCACCTGCTTGTAAAAAAGATTTATTTACACCAGTTGATCTTCCAGTGAATGGGATAGAAAGCGCAAAATCAATATTATCTGCGGCTGTGTATAAATTACTTGAATTTGAAACTGACTGGTATGTATTTACACTTACTGCATATCCTGATTCTGTTAAATTTCTGGCATAAATATCACCTGGTAGAATAGTCTGAACTACTAAATTACCTAGTTTAATTTCTATTTTCTTTATAAGATCTAAAATAAATGTCGGAGATAAATTTTCACCGCTGGCACCTAATGACATTTGAAGAGTTATTTCACTTATTGCATCTACATCACTTGGTAGTGTAAATGTTTCATATGAATTAGAAGCTTTGAGTTTATCCAAATCAATACTCCCAGATATAAAACTCATTCCAGATCCATTAATGTATTCAGTTGTACACTTAGTAAGAAACTCCGATTCAATTAGTTTTGTTTCGTCTGCTTCATTGGCTCTACACACAGACTGTGATCCTGTTGAATTAAAAGTTTTAATAGCAACGTTGTCTATGCCCATTTTATTTACTTTTATATATACATTTTATTTTTATTTTTAAAACTAATTATTGTTTCGTTTAAAAAGTTACAATTAAATCGTTTTATTTATTAAATATGTCGCAGTTTGAATGTTCTGTAAAAGATCTAAATGGTAAACAAGAAGAAATAACAGAAGAAATCGACACTGAAAGTCCAAAAAGTATCTTATCAAGGGGCAAACAAAAAGGAAATGGAAATGGAAATGTAAATGTAAATCAGGATTTAAATTTAGATGTAAATAGTTCGCTCTTTGGTAAGATATCAGAAGAGAAGAATGTAAGAATTATTTTACTTGTGATTATAGCTTATCTTATTACTAGCTCAAGTCAGTTTACTGAACTTTTGGGTAATTCATTTCCATATTTAGTAGAATCAGGTGTTACAAACTTAAGTGGAAAAGTCGTAATTGCTATTTTAATAGGACTTTCAGTGGTACTATTTACTTCTTTTTTCCAGGTCCCATAAAAGCATCTTTACCGGTTATATTATTTTCAAGTCTTTCCAGTAGCCCAGGAAGGCTAAAATCTTGAGGTTTTTTGATTTCTTTAGTTTTTGGTTTTCTCCAATTAAGAGCGCTTTCAAGAGAAGTTGTAATTGGCACACAACTACTTTGAAACTCTCTACATGGGCCGTGAATACCGTGATTTTCTGACATACACTTCTGACAAAGTCCACTTGGACTTAGTTTAAAATAAATGTGATTATTACTATGAAAGTTTTGTTTATTTTGACAATACTTAGATTTCGAGTTTATTAGATACATACATTTGTCTTTTACCTGTGAAATAGCACGGATATCTTCTACGCGATAACCAACCGCGTAAAGTTTAAAAAATTTTTCAATAGCTTTGTACTCTTGTGAACTTTTAGAAAGAGTTATAAGATTTCCACAATTACTCTCAGTACTCTCTTCTGTTTCTACATACTCAACAAGGCCTTGTACCTCTGTTATACTTTTAGATTCACATCTTATACTAGTATTCTTAACCAATTGAAATGTATCTTTGCTATAAAAATCAAATAAAGCTTCATCTCTTTTGGTCCCGACGTACACATCCTTAAGTATATAAATTCTTTCTTCGTAGTTTTTAATACCATCTGATATCGTACATTTATCTGAACCAACTAACCTAAGACCATTATTTTCATAAACGCAGCGATCTATTATTTTTTCCCAAGAGTCAAGGTGTTTTTCATTCTTCCCATAAACATTAGTTAAATTTACTATAAGATTTTTACGAATAGCCAATGATGTAGTCTTGTCTACAATTATATCAGGCCAATGTAAATGAAACCCTTGCTTAAAATAAACCGTTCCATTTTTAGTTATTTCTTTATTTTTATCAGCCCCTGTTACTATACAAACTAAAGAATTATTTTTATACAAATTACTCAATGTGTTTTGTATAAGAATCACATATTCTTCTAGATTTATTATTTCTTCTGAAAGTATATCAAAGTCTACAAAAAACTTAAAAAATTCAGTTTTTCTTTCTACTATACAGTTTTTACATTTTATATACTTACTGTACATAATCTGGAACGTTTCGTGATCTTCTGATATGTCTAGTTTCCCCCCATCAAACATAAAATGAGTAATAGTTTGTTTACTCGAATCTGTTACCATTTTTCCAGTTGATTTTAGCCAAATATTCAATGGATGTTCCATTTTATAATTATAAATAGATTATTTCTCTAAATTGCTAGGGTTTAAATTTAATCGTAACATTGCATTTGTTAGTATATATACCCTTTACTGCACTTGGGGAAAGCACTGATCTTTTACCTTTCTTTTTAGAAGCCATGGTATTTATCATGTCTGCGTCTATAAATTTAATATTTGACAATGCATAATCAAGTATCTTGTTATCTATAAACCATCTAAAAAAATTAAGCTGACCAACAGTTGTAACTATCTCCGTATCTGAAATGCTTTCTTCTGTGTATTCTCTCCATTTAAAAGTTACCGTATTTATAACAAGACGTTTTTGTCTACAAAATGGATCAAAAAAATTTTTTGAATAAGCTTTTAACTGGTTTTTGTAATCGAGGTATATATTAAAATATATAATTTCACCAGAATTACCAAGTGGATATATTATATTATACTTTTTAGAGTAATTTGTTACTAACCAATCAAGAAGTCTCAGACTTAATGGGGTATTTTGATAAATTATATCCTTAAAAAGACTTATTTTAGTTTTATAATAATTTAATAAAAAATTTACAAGAGTTTCTTCTTTTGAGGTAAAAGACATAATACCAATGAATAATACGTTACCTTTAAATTTATTTAAAGAGACTGCATGATTATATATTATAATAATGCAATCAGAGATCACAGATGAAAACTTTAAAAAACAAATTGTATTTTTACTAAATAACAGTTGGACTGGAAAAGGAGACATGTATTTTCCTCTTCAGAACTCTGTGAACATAGAAAAAAGATACATTTTTAAGCTCAGAAATTTTAAATACATTTTTTACAAAAAGGACACCGTGGACACAAAACGAGCTATTTTATTTATGTTTTTGGATAAAAATGGCAATAACACGTCTGTAGTAATTCTTAAAGATTTAACTATTTATAAAATTAATATAAAGTGTCCAGACGAATACTACCAAGGAACGATTTTTGATATTTCTTATAAACCAGAGGAAATTTGTCTTTATGATACATTTTCTTGTTGCGGAAGTAAGATCAACAGAATTACTTATCTAGATCGCGTAGCAGAAGCTCAGACTTTTAAACATAATATAGAGTCTAGTAGTATACCAATTACTGTAACTGAATATTCAGAATCTATTAATTCTTATGCAGAAGACTTCAAAGACACGGATGAAATTTTTATGATTCCAAATGATTTACCTATTATAACAGGCGTAAATTATTCTTGTTTTAAATGGAAACCTTCTAACTTGATAACATTTAGTCTCTTAGTGAAAGAAAAAAACGAAGACATTGAATTATACAGCACTATATTTAAGAATGAAACGTTGTTTGCAAAAATTCATCATTCAGATCCCGAAGGACAAAAATATATACATCTAATTAAATCATTAGAGGACTACAAAGACAATTGTATCGTTGATATTAATGTCTATGATACAATTGAAATAATTGGAGTTAACGATTTTAAAACAATTCCAAGCACAATTAGATCTATAGAGAAAATAATTGCCATTAAACACGAAGATCTTAAACTAAGTGATCTAGATTTTAATTAGAATTATTAGAAAATGATAATATTTGGAGTATAAATGTAAATAAATTTATTATATCAAGATACAAATTAATAGAAGCAATTATAAAGTCTTCTTTTTTGTAGACTTTATAAGTTCTATCTGTTATCATTTTTGTATCATAAATAATAAAACCAGAAAATAGTAATCATTTATACAAATAAAATAATAAAATAATGCTAAATTGCTTTATTATTTTAATTACATCACGCTATACATTACACATTACACATTACACATTACACATTACACATTACACATTACACATTACACATTACACATTACACTTACCACGCGCCGAAACGAGCCATGCGCTTCTTACGGAGGCGGTAGGCACGACGGGCAGCGATAGCAGCCTTGGTCATCTTGAGCTTCCGGTGCTTGCGACGACGGAGCTTCTTGACGGCGCGGCGAACGCGACGCTTCTTTGGCGAGAGCATGTGCTGCTTGCGCTTGAGGACCTTGGCGTCAATGTAGTGGCGCCCCGACTTGGTACGATAGTAAAGACCACCGTTGGCACCACGGTGGAGCTTGCGGCGACGGCCGCGGACAGTTACGAATGCGCGCGACTTTGGTAGCGACTTAACGTAGTGACCGCGCTTTGGGCGGCGACCAGGGGACTTCTTGGCCTTGCGCGCACGGCGCTTCTTACCGAAGAACAAACTAAGCATATCAGACATATTTATTTTAATATAAACAAAAGAAAAAAAATAAAATTAAATTCAAAAATTAAAATAAAATTTTAATAAATTTTGAAATAACATTTTCTTTAAAATTGTGCAAAATTAGAAAATCCATTAGTATTTTTTTGTCTACATTAATTTTTTCAAATTTATTTGGAATTTGGTAATCAAATTCTTTAAAAATTTTTCTAGAAACGATGTAATTAAAATTTAGTGCTTCTTTATTTAAGGCTTTAAGAATTTCTTCAATTGAGCCGTGCTTTTTGATTAAATTAAATGATGTAATTGGACCTATCTGTGGTATAGGATCGGTGTAGTCGCAACCAGAAAGAATACAAAAATCCACAAAAGAATCATGGGTCATTTCAAATCGTTGCAAAATTACATCTGTATTTATCTCTGTAATATTTTTATTGATAGATGTCTTAAGAATTATAGGACATCCAAATGTACTAGCATCTGTATCATCAGTTACTGTATAATCTACAAGACCGTTTTTCTGTAAAAATGCACAATATTTTTCGGCGTCCTCTGGGGCTGTACAATAAGGAATCCCAGCCTTCTCAAGAAGTTCTTTGCTTTCTTCGATATGTGATTTTTTAATTACAATTAATTGAGACAATAGTTTTTCTATCTCTTCTTGAATAGTTTTATTTTCTTCTTCGGTTTCTGGTTCTTTTGCTCGAAGCTCTTCCAGCCTAACATACATTTTTTCCTTTGTAGCTTGGCGTTTGACAAGTGTTACTCTTTTTGCTTCTGGCGGGGTTCCGTCAAATACGAAAATGGGGAGTATACCATTCATAAGATAAAACTTAATTCTATTTGCGATTCCTATAAGATGAGAGTTTTCAACCCTAGATGCATATTTAAATTTATAAAGAATAATACTGCAGTCTATAGCCACTTTTGAGTTTCTGTACTTTGAGATGTCACAAGTCTGGATGGCATCCGGTGCCCACTTTTTAATAACGGTATTTAGTCCGCGAATACCCATTTTATTAATGTAGTATATTCTATTCTTTTAAATAATATCTTTTTTGTAAAATATCAACGTATCTTTATTCTCTAAATGCATACTCAAGTAGAATATTTTCTTCTTCTGGTTTATCAGGTGTTAAATCAAGAGTTCTTTTTTGTTTTGGAAATTTTGGATGTAATTTAATATCATTATTTCTATAGTATTCTACTTCTTTCCAAAACTCTTGTAATATTGGTATATTTTTATCCAACCACTTTTGATCTCTATATACTCTTACTATATTCATTGTATCCGGCGGGAGATATTCTATAAAATCTGCTACCCTAAGATCACAAATAAAAAGATTAAGCTGAACTTGTGGTAAATAATACTCCGGAATCTTACCAAACTTAATTTTTCTTCTATATGGACACTTTACTTCTAAAAGAACTGGATCTGCTTTATCATTTGTTTTAGAGATAACTATTCCATCGGGAGACCCTGCCATCCAATAATAATCTTTATTATGATACACATCTTCGTGTGCTATAAGGCCAAAATTATAATTTACTTGTCCGGTAAGTTCGCAGTATTTATCTATGGCTTCGTCTTCGTATTTTTGTCCATGTCTTGTAGCAACATTTCCAACAAAAGGCTTTGGATCAAAACCACATTTCTTAAAAAGAACTTCGTGTGGTTTTTGATACGGATTAAGACCTAAAACAGTACCAGCGTCAGAACTAGTAAGCTTATTTTCACGTTGTTTAAACCACATATCAGACCTTTGTTCATATTGAGGAATTTCTAACAATTTATTAATTTTATGCATTTAAGTTTACTTTTATATATAAAGTAACTTTAAATTAAAATGCATAAAGATATTTTTATATCTCATACGTGGCAAAAAGACAAAAAGGGCCGAAATAATCATACGAGATGTATGGTATTATGTAATATATTAAAAGGAACAGGTTATTCGGTATGGTTTGATCATTATGATATGGGAAGAGATGTAGATAATTCTATAACTCAAGCCATAGACAATTGTAAAGTTTTTATAGTTTGTCTCACGACTGCGTATTGTTTAAAAATAAATAATGCAGTTAAATAAAATAAAATAAATGACAACTGTTTTAAAGAATGGAACTACGCTGTTTACAGAAATAAGATAATAATACCAGTAATAATGGAGGAAGATATGTTAAATAATTATACACAAAACGACGGAATAATTAATATGTACTTAAATTCATTGATTTATTTTGACATAACAACTGACAATTATGAAATAAATGATTTCAAATTATTATGTAAAAATCTAAGAAAACAAGGAGTTTATACAAATTTAGAAAAAGAGATATTAAATATACGCGATACATTATCATTTAATAGCTTTTTAGAATACATTAGCGAAAACTTCAATAAACAAAAATTTAAAAAAAGAAAACAAACAATGAAAATAAAAACAAGAAATATTATATACATATAATTAAAAAATAATTTATAATTTAAATACATATAATTAAAAAATAATTTATAATTTAAATGGACGATCCAGATATCTTATACATCATTATCAAAAATAGAACTTTGTATGATAATGTAAACTTTTGCAATGTAAATAAAATGTTTTATGAAATAACTAAACTTATTAGTTTTGAACAAATTAGTAAGTTATTTTATTTCAACAGAATGAAGAAAAGAACAATGTTTCCAAAAAAAAAGATGAGACACAATTATTACACACTAAAGAATATGTACATAAATAAAGAAGAGCAACCTATTTTATTTTTTTAATTTTTTAACAGTTACGCTTGGGGTATTCTTTTTCTTCAATTTCTTTTGATCGTATTCTTCTACTGTTTTGGCTTTCTTTTCATCATAATTTTTTTGACAATACTTCCAAAGCTCTTTTGATCCTATTTTAAAATTCCTGTTTGGTTTTGCTCTGTACCAGAAAACGCAATCTTGTATGTTATTACTTTTTGATGTATTATCCAGAACTAAACAGTCGTAACCTTCTGTACAACTATTTAGTACATCTTGAAAAATGCTTAAGTGTGGAAAAATACCAAAGAAATTCTTGTAAATTTTCTCTTGATTTTGAATTATATTTTCTCTAAGTATAAAAACGTAGTCTATATTTGCTCTTAAATCTGGTGGCAAATCCATACAATATTGCATAGTAAGCATAAAAGTTATACGCCAATGTCTACCATTCATAAAGATACCTCTTATATTAGTATCTCTTATCATTCTTTTATCATACATACAGTCATCTAAGAGTACAAAAACATCTCCATCTGTATTCTTTTTATTTCCATTTATTACCTTTTTTTGACGAGTTATAACTTGTTGAATAATTTCTGGTTTATACTCAGAATGTATTAATATATCTGGTATAAAACTTGAATAATAAGCATTACCATCTTCGGTAGCCGATATTGCTACACCAGCATTAATTCGTCTAATATAATATAATATATCTGCAACTAATGTACTTTTACCGGTTCCTCTTTTTCCAATAAAAACGCACGTAGCAGGTCCAGAACCAGATACTCGTCTCTCTTCAATTTTTTTTGGATTGAATTTTGATAACGATATTGACATATTATATTACTGTATAATTATTTTAAAAAACGAATTAGTCCCAATAATTTGTTGTTAATATTTCATCTGGTTCTATAGTTACATATGAATAAAACATGCTTACAATTATTCCGGATATTATAGATATGGTTATATTAAATGGAAAATTATCCTCTTTTTCTTTATCGACGTAATTTAAAAGCATAAAAACAATTAATGCAATTAGTAAAATTATAACCAATGTTGTAAGATCTACCGTGTAAAAATCTAGTGCTGTCATTTATTATAAATGGATATAATTTAAAATAACAATTACAAACTTAAAAAAATAAATTATATTAAATTAAAAATGGGAGTTACAATCAAAGATCTTTCTAGTTATAATTCTATTAACAACATTAATTTTGGAGAAAAAGTAATATTTTTTAAATTTGGTGCAGACTGGTGTGTCCCTTGTGCAGAACTTGATAAAATTCTTACGTCTGTCCCAGATAGTATGCTTTATCATGTATCAGTTGACAATGAAGAATTTGACTCTTTTTTTATGGATAACAGTATTTACACAGTACCGGATACAATAATTAAATATAAAAATAGTACTACAAGATTTCAGGGAGTCAAAACACTAGATCAAGTTCTTGAAATGATTGAAAAACTAAAAGAAACCGCGACCTAATCTCTATGCAAAAATTTGATTTAGCACATATTTATTTTATTGTTAATGCTATTTGAATTGCATGATATCCATTTGAATTTATACAATCATCAGAAGATATGTTTCTAAAACGACTGTTCCACCCATTCCAAAATTTAAGAGCATATGGGGGCGAATCAGTAAATATTTTTTTTAATTCATCATTCGACCCATCCATCCCTCCACAATTGTTATAACCAGCTAATGTATGTGCAGAACCTTTTTCCTCACAATATAGATATGGAGCTTTTGACCATAAATATCTAAATTCATTGTCTTTATCATGTAGTTCTTTGAAAAGTCCATCCATCCAAAAATAATTATGCGCACTCCCGTGATTTCTCCAATATTCGTCACATTTTTCTTTCCATTTTTTTAAAACATAGTTTTCTTTTTTTGAAACAATAAACCACGAAGCGGGTCCAATCTCTTTTGGCATTCCTCCCCCGTGACCATGATACATCCACATTCCGGCCGGTTCAACTTTTTCATGTACCCAATTGTCAAGAGGTTGCATACATAACATAGTAGCATCTGCCCAAACTCCTCCTATATTTTTTACCAATGATAATCTTATAATATCACTTTTGGCTTGGTATGTTATATGTTTACTTTTATCATATATATAATCGATATCATTTATGTAGTTTCTTAAATTAGAATCGTCTAATAAAATTACATTCCAATCAGGATTATTTATTTCCCATGATTTTCTAACTTGTCTTTGCAGCCACGGTGCATTATCCCATCCTTGAAACCATAATAAAAATATATTTTTTGGTAATTTGTTAATATTCGTGTTCTCAATTGCTTGGTCCATATAATTAGAATTAATATTTAAATTTATTTAATAAACTATTTATAACCGAAGATAATAATTTTTTAAGGTATGAAATTTTGCAAAAAAATAATTGGTTTAAAAATTTAGTTCATTTTATAATCAGT